CACGATGAAGGACCGCGCCGAGGAAGCGACCGACGCGCTCGACCTGGCGAGCTGGTCCTACGTGGTTTCGCAGGCGTGGCGGAAAGACGGCTCGCTGCTCACTTTCTCCGACCTGATCGGCGCCGTCACAAAGAACACCGCGTGCGACTTCGCAGCCGGCTACGCCGGGCACTCGGCTAGTTACTACGCCAAACGGCCCGGATATGGTTACGGCACTGAGGCGTTCGCGAACCTCACGTCGCTGGCAGGGCACCCGAACCCGCTATGGTGGGAGCTGACGCAACGGTTCGTGCCGCGCTCGGCGGCTGTGTTCAAGACCCTGATAGGTACGCTATGACGCAACGGCTGGAAACCGCCATCTCCGCCTACGTGCGGACGTTCAAGGTATCGCCGCCGTTCCCGTTCGGGATCAACGAGGAAACGCTTGCGGCCACGCTTGAGCAGGCCATCCTTGACGGCTGGCCGGTGCCCAAGGATTACGACTGGTACACCGACCTCCCTCCTGACGCCGTGGCTTAGCCTGGCTTCTTGCGCCGCGCAGCCGCCCGGCGCACGCTCACCGCGGCCCGCCTGATACCGGCCGACAGGTTGCCTTCGCCGGCATAGCGCAGCGTGGTGACCGTTGCGTCGTCTAGCGTGACCCGGTGCACCCGCGTCCCGCCTGGCGCCACCGGAGGCCGGCCGCGTCCGCGTGCCGGGGCGCTCACGGCGCCTCTAGGTCTACTTTGCAGCACCGGCCGAATGGCATATCTTTAGCGGCGCAGGTGCATTCAGTCTGCTCCAGCGGCTTGCCAACGGTTGCCGCAATGTCCCACGCGGCTTCGGCCACGCGGCGCGCGTGTTCCTCGCCGTCTTCGTCGCGGTGCGAGGCGCCGTAGCGGTCTGCCCAGGCTGCGCCGTAGCGATCCTCGAGGCGGGCGAAAATGCGTATAACCCAAACGCGGGGGAGGGCGGGGGACGATGTGGTCATGACAATCGAAAATCAATACAACGCTTTGTTACGGACGGGTCGTTTCAATCGTGACGCCGTGGTGTTCTGCGACCAACGTCTGCGCGCCACCGAAAGCGGCCAGCATTTCGTCGGCCACTTCCTCGTGATAACAATCGCTAATTGCTTCCACTTTAGCAATGATCTGTTCGACAGGAATAACCTCTGACGACTCAATGCGCAATCGATACTTGATCCGAAAACCGTTATTCGGACAGTTTGCGAAAAATTCTGTCGTATAAGCGTTCAAAATAAAGTTTCCTGTGGATTCAAATACGTCTCTGGAACGGAAAAACCCCAGCGGGCGGGCGCGTTGTGCGACTCTATGCGGCTGCGCATCACGGCAGCACGCATATCTTTGTTCGGCGGCATGTAGTTGCCGCGCCAGGTCTGGTCTATGCCGATGTTTCGGCCAATGTTGGTGCTGTCGGAGCTGGCGAACGGCAGGCGCGTAAACACCTCGGGGTTCAGCATGCGCAGGCCGTGCAGCTTCACCAGCGGCTGGCCTTCGTCGTTACACACCACGCGCATCGCGCGGGCAATCTGGCCCCACCATGCGGCAGTGCCGATGGTTGCGAACTCGCCCGAGCTGCCAATACAAACGCGAGGCCATCCTGCGGCTAATCGCTCTAGCCGTCCCAGGCTCTCGTGCATGTGCCACACCGGGGCGCCAAACCAGCGCGGCAGCGGCCACTCGGCCAAAAGCGCGTCGTTGTCGGCCTCGTCGCCGTCTATCACATCGGGCACCACGGCGAAGTCGCACGCGGGCACCAACTTGCAGGCAGCGGCCCACTCGTAATAGCCGCGCCAGTTCTGCACGTGCTCGCCCTTTTTCCATGCCGAGAAGGCGCCGTTGTCCACCGCGAAGCTCTGGCACACCTCCACGGCCACGCACAGTTGGTCAGCGTGCGCGTAGCTCACAAAGGCGTGCCCAGCGTCTACCGCCTTGGCTGCGGCCGTCGCTGGCGTTATCGGTAGTCCGTGGTAGTGAATCATCATCTCGCTCCAGTTAAAACGGGCCTAACCCGTCGCTCAAGCCGACGCCTAGCGGCGCGGCTTACCTCGGGCGTTAGGCGCCTTCAGGCACATCGTGCACGGCGCGGCAGTCAGGGCAGCCGGGCGGCAGGCCGCACTTCTCGCACAGCGCAATCCGCACTCGCGCCCGGTAGCTCGGCACACTCTCGCCGCTCACGATCAGTTCCCACGCATCGGAAGGCTTGTTCACTGCTCGCACTCGCACTGTCGCGTCAGTTCCGCGCACGATCAGATAATCCGCGCCGTCTGCGTCGTATCGCTCGGCCCACTTGCAAGCCGCAGCGTTGGCGTCGTAGGCGTCAACCACCGTCCCGTCTTCCGGCTCTTGCCCGTACTCCGGGCGCCATACAAGGTATTTGGTCATCACGTTCTCCACGTTGGGGCCTAACACTTCGCTCAAGCCGACGCCTAGCGGCGCGGCTTACCTCGGGCGTTAGGCGCCTACCACCACGGTACGCACGTTTTGCCCGTAGTAGCCTTGTTCATTGGTCACGACGCATTCGCCCTTGATGCGGCGCCCGGTGGCACGCAGGTTGCGCAGGTATTCACCGGCCGCTCGCGGCGTGGTGCTTGTGGTGTCGTCGGTGTTCATCGCGTCGGCTGTGTGCTTGCTCATTCCGCCACCTGCGCCGGTTCGGCGGTGTTAACAATTGCGGCGGCGCGCAAGGCATCCGCAAGCTGCGCGGCTTGGACGGGTTCCAGCGTGACGTAAACGCTGGCTCCGCTGCGCATGATGCACAGCCAAATTCGCGGGCGCAATGTGGGGCCGTCCTTTTCTGGCTTAACTACTATGGTTGCATCCCATGCAGATATGTACGAAGCGTTTTCCACGTTAGCTCTCTCGTTAAGCATCACAAGTTGCCGGGTACCACTCATCCAGCACCAATTGCAGTGCGTTACGGGCTGTGTGAAACTCGGCTAGCGTGACGTGATGGTTAATCCTGATCTGGTCTCGGTGGCGTACTAGCATCACGCGGAGCCGCTCGCGCTCGGCCGCAGCCGCGTCCGCAGGGCCGCTAGTGCGGTCAGCAATCGCGAGTCGGCGCAAAAAACTGTGCAGGCTTTCGCAGCCCCTAGGAAAATCTTCGCGGTTCAGCGCGTCGGCCAGCGCAATGACGCGCTGAATCCGCTCTAGGCAATTGCTGCCGTGGTTGATCGCGGCAGCTTCGCGCAGCAGCGTCCCCAGATCTTCCAGTTCCTCGACGCGGTCGTCAGTCCAATTAAGCTTCATCGCTCACCACTCCCTTTTGGGCTTCGAATGACAAGAGACTCTTGCGGGCCACGAATGATAAGGAACGCGCCGTTGGCAATGTCGCGCTGCTCGCGGGCGCTTTCAGGTTCTGCCCACTCGCCCTGAACAACAAGTTGTTCCAGGGCGGCGTCAATGTCATCTGCCGTGACAGTGCCGGATGCTGCGTCAGTGTTCCAGGTGTAAGTGGCTTTCATCGTCTCTCTCTGCTTAGTCACAACTGTCAAACCGTGAAACGACGACCGCGACGCGGCCGTCGGGTAACTCAGTCGTAGCGACTACCTGAGTGCCGTACCCGACGGGGTGATATCGCTCCATGTAATCGTCGATCGTGGCCTGCACGTGCGCAGGTGTGCCGACGAATTCAACGCGGATCACGATTGCACCACGCGCTGGACACGATGCAGGGGGTGCAGAATCCACCGCTCGCCGAGCCAGTCGATCGCAGCCTGGCGCTTGCGCTCCAATCTCTGCTGGTCCGTCATCTGCGCGTCTCGAAACTGCTCAAAAAGCGGGCCGGCGTCGAGGCCGAGCCATTGCTGCGGTTTGGTGTTCATGCTCTCTCTCCTTGTTGCGTTAGGCAGCAATTAACTCCACCTCTGTGCTTGAAAGTGCCTCGCCCACGCTGTTGATCAAGCATTCACGGCCGTCGATCATCACGGGGACGCCGCCGTAGTTCTGGCTGTAGTCGGTCACTGCTAGGGCGCTGATGGTGGTCATAGTGCTGCTCCTCTGTTAATGCTGCGGTGGGTGGCGTTGGAATAGTACGGCCATGAAAATATCATGTCAACTGCATCAGCAAAAATGATGTTTGCGGATAGCGGCAGCTTCAGAGGCGCCGTTATCATGCCGGCATGAAACCGTTCCCCATCTTCCGCACCGGCCGGCACACCGCGAGCAGCGGGGCGGCGCTGGACTTTTCCGAGGACGACCTGCGAGCAGCGGTCAAAGCGTACGACCCGGCGCTGCACGAGGCGCCGATCGTGGTCGGGCACCCGCGAGACAATGCGCCCGCCTATGGCTGGGTGGGCTCGTTGAGCTTCACCGATGGCGAGGTCAAGGCAGAACCTCAACAGGTGGACGCGGCTTTCGCCGAGCTGGTGAAAGCCGGCCGGTTCAAAAAGCGCAGCGCCTCGTGGTATCTGCCAGACGCGCCGAACAACCCGCAGCCTGGCACGCTGTATTTGCGGCACGTGGGCTTCCTCGGCGCGCAGCCGCCCGCCGTGAAGGGGCTCAAAGACGTGAGCTTCGCCGACGACGAGGACGGCGTGATCGAGTTCTCCGATTCGGCGATGGTAACCGGCATCCTGGCGATGTTCATGCGCCGGATGCGCGAATTCCTGATCGCCGAACACGGCATCGAAAAGGCCGATTCCGTGCTGCCCGACTTCTTCGTCGAGAACATCGAAAACGAGGCGCGCAAGCCGCCCGAGGCCGACGACGAGACACCTTCCCCTGCGGCGATGCCCGCCTATTCCGAGGACGATGCAATGACGATCGAACAGCTTCAGGCGCAAGTCGCTGCGCTCACCGCCGAGCGCGACGCGCTCAAGGCCAACGCCGACCAGGCGGCCAGCTTCGCCGAGCGCGAGACGGCGATCGCCGCCCGCGAGACGACCGTGGCCGAGGCCGAGAAACGCATCTCGCGCGCGGCCATCGAAGCGCGGATCGACGCCGTGGTGCAGGCCGGTCGCATGCTGCCCGCCCAGCGCGCCGGTGCCGTGTCGTTCGCCTGCGCACTGCCGGCCGACGCGGCGACCGTGGAGTTCGGCGAGGGCGACAAGGCAGAAAAGGTCACGCCGCGCGAACACTACCTGCGCCAGCTTGAAGCGAGGCCGAAGATAGTCGACTACCGCGAGCATTCCCGCGCCGGCGACAACCCGCCCGACGACGCGAGCGGCCCGGAGGCCGTGGCCGAGAAGGCGCGCGAGCTGGTGCGCACGCGCGCCGCCGAAGGCAAGCACATCAGCTTCACGGAAGCCGTGTCGCTGGTCATGACCGCCGAGTAACCCGGCACACCATCAGGAGAATATCGACATGCGAAACGAGGGACTGCAAAAAACCCTGATCGCCGGAGCAGCGGTGACGAAAAACCGCGTGCTGAAGTTCGGCGCAGACGACTTGTCCGCGATCCACGCGGCGGCATCGACGGACCTGCTCATGGGCGTGAGCGACAACCTCGGCGCCAGCTCGGGCGAGCCGTTCGACGTGATCATCGACGGGATTGCGCTGGTCGAGTACGGCGGCAACGTGACCCGCGGCGACATGCTGACCTCCGATTCGGTCGGCCGCGCCGTGGCTGCCGCGCCCGCTGCGGGCGTGAACGCGCGCGTGATCGGGGTCTCCATGACCTCGGGTGTGCTGGGCGATATCGGCAGCGTCCGACTGGCCCCGGGCCGCATCCAGGGCTAACCCTCCGAACCTGAAAGGACATCGCAATGAAATTCCCGTTTACCCCGGCCCCGCAGTACACCGCCATCGCGCTGGCCTACCAGAACCGCACGATGATCGCGGACCAGGTGCTGCCGCGCATCGGCGTCACCGCGCGCGAGTTCAAGTGGGATCTGCACACCCGCGCCGACCTGTTCACCGTGCCGAGCACGCGCGTCGGGCGCAAAGGCGCACCGAACGAGGTCGAGTTCACCGCCTCCGAGCAGACCAGCTCGGTGGACGACTTCGGCCTTGATGACGTGATCCCGGTCGAGGACGTGCAGGCCGCGGCCAACAAGCCGGGCCTCGACCCGATCGGCCGCGCCGTCGAAGGGCTGACGCAACTCATCATGCTCGACCGCGAAAAGCGCTGCGCCGACCTGGTGTTCAACGCGGCCACCTACCCGGTGGGCAACAAGGTGCAGCTCTCCGGCAACGACCAGTGGCAGCAGTACGCGCAGGCAGTGAGCGACCCCACGGCCGACATCATGGCGGGCAAAGAGGCGGCGCTCATGCCGCTGAACACCTGCGTGATAGGCGAGCGCGTGTGGTTCGCGCTGCGCCGGCACCCGAAAATCCTGGCGGCCATCTTCCCGGTCAACTACTCGGGCGACGGCATCATCTCGCTCCAGCAGTTCCAGGATCTGTTCGAGTTCGACCAGGTGCTGGTCGGCCGCGCGATGATCAACACCGCCAAGCCGGGGCAGACGGCGACGCTCTCGCGCGTGTGGGGTAACCACTTCGCGATGATGCACATGAACCCGCTCGCGTCCCTGCGCGGGAACGGCATCACGTTCGGCGCCACGGCCGAGTACGGCACCCGTATCGCCGGTTCGATGGACGAACCGAAGGTCGGGCTTCGCGGCGCAACCCGCGTGCGGACCGGCGAGTCGGTGAAAGAGCTGATCACCGCGGCCGACTGCGGCTACTACATCCAGGACTGCATCGCCTAACAGGCGGCACCCTGACCGTGCAGCAGGCGGGCCGGTGCTGCAACGTGCCGGCCCGTTTCAAATCGAGGGACTAGGACATGAGCAAGCACAAGCAGGACGCCGTCGAGGCCGTCGAGGCCGTCGAGCCAGAGCAGCAGGCCGTCGCGCAGCCGCCCGTCGAGCAGGCCGAGCCCGGCTATCTCGTGGTCTGGCACGTGAAGATCGCCGGCGAGCTGCACGCGCCGGGTTCCCGCATCGAGCTGGACGACGAGACGGCGGCGCCGTTCCTCGCCTCCGGCGCCATCGCCTAACAGGAAGGCGCGCATGGATCAGTTTTTCGCCAACGGCAGGCAGGGCCTCGGCACTGGCCTGATTGACCTCGACACCGCCGTCCTGAAGGCAGCGCTACTGCGCGGCTACACTTACAACGCCGCGCACACGTTTGTGAGCGACGTGACCGGCGCGGGCGGCACGCTGGTATTGACCAGCTCGGCGCTCGGCGGCGTGTCGTTCACCGACGGCGTGCTGGACGCAAACGACGTGACGTGGAGCGCGGTGGCGGCCGGCGCGGCGATCCCGGCCATCCTGCTGTTCCAGGCCTCGGCGGTCGGCGGCGGCGCCGACGTAGCGGCCAGCTCGCAGCGGCTCGTGGCGATCCTCGACGGCCGGTTCCGGTTCACGCTCGCGGCGAACGCCAGCAGCGGCGCGGTCGCGGTCACCGTGGACGCGCTCCAGCTCGGGATCGCGAACGGCGCCGTGGCCACGCTCATCAGCGGTACCGGCCCGGCCACAATCACGCTCGGGGCTGCAGCCTCGGCCGGTGCGCGCACGCTCACCACGTCGGCACTCGGGAGCGCGGCGAACGTCGAGGCGGTGTACGAGGTTGCGTATTCCGGCGGGAACCTACCAATCACGCCAAACGGTGGTGACATCACCGCGGCGTGGAGCAACGGCGCCAACCGCATCCTGCGAATCTAGTGATGGCTAGCAACGTTATCCTCCCCGGAACTAACGAGCCGATATCCACGGACGACATCGGCACCGCGCCCAACAACGCGCACTATCAGCGCATCAAGCTCACCGATGGCCTGGCCGACAGCACGGTCCACGCCCGCGTCAAGGCCGCCAACGCCGACACCAATGACGCCGGCCTCGTCACGCGCCACACGCCGCAAAACACTTGGTGCGTGAGCTTCACGCGCGTCAACGGCTCGGCGCTCGACACGGCGGACATGACGCAGCGCCGGCTCGGCACCGGGGTCGGCGTCAGCCAAAGCAACGGCAATCTGGTCGTCACCGCTGGCACCA